CAGTTCAATGTTTTTAAATGTTCATAGTTTTTAATAGTATGATATTTTTTAACGACATCATATCCATTTTCTCTGAAAGTATCTAATGAATACTCTTCACCAGAAATAGTTCCGATTCTACCTAATAAAACCAGTCTATTTTCTCCCGCATAATCTACTACAATTCTATTTGTAGGATAAATGATTTCATACATATAAGTTGAGTTAGTGTCAAAATCAGATTGTTGAAACTTATCTCTAAACATCTCACCGCCTTTAATCGATTGCTCTGAAGTGAATGAGCCTCTACTAGCAAATACCCACTTACCATTATAGTAAAATGCGATACCTAATGAACCATCCATCTTTTCATAGATATCGAATTCTTTAGTTGATGTATGTTGTGCTTCTTCAATGTTAAAGAATTTCCTAAATGGTCTAGCAACTATGTTACCATCATTATCAGTAACTAATCCCCTACATTGTAATGTGATACTATCCCACTTTTTCTCAAATTGTGTTTTCTGAGAATAATTCCAAATAGTTAATGGAAGTGTTGGGTGTGTTTGTTTGATTAACCAACCCGCTTCATAATATTCTTCTAATAGTATCATATGTGTTTTTATTATCTTAATTTAACTTCAAATCTAGCTCCCATTTTATCTAAGGATTCAATTGGTACATTGTGGATACTCTCACCATCGTGTCTGTTCTCAACAATTAATGAATAAACTTTATACCCATATTCTTTTGCCATATCATAATATGCTTTCATTTCCCATTCTTGTGTAAATGTATTTGAAACAACAATCTTATCAACATTAACTTGCTCACCATCTGTTTTCATCCATGCCATAGTTTGATTTTGGCAGTAATTATGTGCTAACTTTAATTTGGTTGCATCAAAATTATATACACCATCTTCCATAAAATATTGGTCAGCCTCTACGTTAATACCACCAACCGATTTGGCTAATGTACTTTTACCCGCTCCCGGCAAACCTCTTAGTAAATATAATTCTTTCATAATATTGATTTTAATGTATGGGTACTCTCTAACCCACTTACAAATGTAAATATACGAAAAAAGCCTGGCATAACCAAGCTTTTAATGTTAATAAATTGTTAAGGTTTTAGTTTGTTCTAAACGATTCCCATTCTTTACCTGATACATCCTTATTTGGAAAATAGAAATGATATACAGTTGTATCATTAATGAATATCATCTTTGTAAACCCAGTTGGAATTCTTGCTCCGGTTGGTAATAACCCCCACTCTTTATCAAAATGGATTAAGATATATACAATAACAATCGGATTTGTTTTTGCTAACTCACGTTCAAACTTTTCTAGCTCCTTCCAAGGACCTCTATTTAGCCCCTGATGTTGTAGAGCGCAGTTTAAGTAACTGAATGTTTTTTTTAATGTTTCCTTATCACAATTAAATGATGCGGCTGGTGCCATATGACCTTTATCCCATACATTACTTTTATAATCATTGTTATCAGAAGTCGATACCGAATCAACTCCATAAAAATCCATACCCTTACGGCTTGCATCTCCATTTGGACATTGAACGCTATACTCTACGAATAACGGTTGCTGATATTCCTCTGAATATACTATTTTGAATATACTATTATGTACGGACTTAACTTCTTGCCCATATGTGGTAAATGTAAACATTACATATACCAACACCACCATCAACCTACTCATTACTTAGCCCACTTTTGTCGTTGTACTATTTGTGCTATTACCCCATATACACTTAAATCTTCGTATGTATCTTGTACAGGCTCACCTACTTCATCAGGCTGACCCAATACTACTAATTGCTTTAATCTTTGAATTTTATCATTCATTCTGAACCACAGTCCAACTAATGATAATTTAACATCAGATTCAGTTGCTAATTGTGTACCTACTGATATATTATCAGGTCCGTAGTTTCTTTGCTTTTTACAGAAAGTTCCATACATCTCATCCAATATGTTTTTAAACTCTTCGGTTGTTTCCGGATACAATCTCTCACAATAATCAATTGCGTTTTCTTCGGTTTCAAGTACAGTTTCAACACGTCGTTCGCCTTTATGTACTACTTTTGATGTTGCTTCTTTTATATTATCCATTCATTTGTTTTTTTGGTGGTTTAACAGCCGGAGTCGTTGGGACTGGGTTGGTTGGAACTGGGATGAAGTACTTTTGTAATGCTGCTAGCCTATCATCGGCATCCACTAACATTAACAGTGCTTCTTCAGCGTTTTTATAGAAATCACCAGTTGAATGGTCACCTATCCCAACTGAACGGGTTTCTAATAACTCCAATGATAGGAGTGCTTTTGCTTTATCAGCCATTGCTGATGTTCTCAGCATATCTACTAATTTACTCATTTCTTTTTATTTTTTAATAATGCTTTCGCTTGTTTATCAGTTAACCCATATTTCATTAATATCCCCAATACATCTTCCTTTGGTAAAAGTTCCATATAATCGATTACCTCTCTCTGAGAAACACCGTACCAAGTAGATAGATACTTTAACATATCTTTGTTATACTTACCATCAGCCTTACCTTTGACATATTTGTCAAATGTTCTTTGCTTTGGTAAATAATCCGTATATACTTTGTATGTATCTCTAGCAGAGAGAAGTCCGATTGTATATTTTTGAAGAATATTAACAATGGGTAATAAGTCCATATTCATACTTAACCATCGATTGATAATAAAGGGGCTGAATGATTTCTTATCCATATCCGATAGAGATTTCCAAGATGTTTTCTTTTCCTTTATACCCGATAAGTGTTCGAATATTGATTTTGCTTTTACGCCTGTGCTTACTTTCTTCGCCATATTTATGGTAATAGTTCTTTTGGTAAAAATTGTTCTGATACATTACCACAATCTGCACATCTTTGTACTGGGATTGGTAACATTGATTTCTTACCATTCGGTGATTGTACCGATGGTACTACTTTGTACATCGTTACCTCTTCAAAAAAGATACCTTCACATTCCTCACACCTAATAGTATCCAACTTAGTTGGGTCTAATTGCATGTTCGGTGCCGCTGGAGCGGGGTTTTTATTGTTCATGCCAATTACTTTTCCTTTGCTCATAATTATTTGTTTTCTTCTACAGATACCTTTCTGTATTCAGTTACTAATTTTTTGATTTCTCCAATCGCCTTTCTAGCTCTACTTTTAGATGCCTTAGTTGTACCATTGTGTTCTGCTTCGAATTCTGTATATAATTCTTTAATTGATTCGAAAATTTCATTTGAATTTGCCATAACTTTACTTTGTTTTTATTTAATTTACTTATTGTTTATACAAATATACGAATTGTTTTCCGTATATCCTAATTTATTAACCTTTAATATCGATTAGAATTTCTAATAACATTGCCATTATATTGATTTCCTTATCAACTACTGCTGAATCTTTGTACTGTGCATCTGCAATCTTTAGGATTGTATTACCTAATTTACCATTTGCGTAGTTATCCACTTCATCATACATAAATCTGTAGAATGGGGTGAAATCTCTTACCTTAGAATCAGCAATAATCTGCCTCACTTTAGTAAATGAATCCTTAACACCACCATCCGATTTTAATATAGCGAGCACCTCTTCCATATAGTTAGCCTGAATTGTTGATGTTTTATCAATTTTCAATTCATTACCCACAACCTGTCGTTGTGCTGCGTTTAACACTCTACGAATATCAGGATACCCACTATTCACTAATACTGCTAAGTCGGTCATTTCATACTTCACCTCTTCAGTATCTAAGATTTGCTTCAATCTCATAGCTACATCCTTTTTAGATGGTGGTGTAATTCCAAATGTCTGACATCTACTTTGAATCGGGTCGATTATCTTCTCTACATAATTACAAGTCAAAATGAATCTTGTAGTTCGGGAGAATGTTTCCATCAAATTCCTAAGTGCTGCTTGAGCATTTGGTGTTAAGTAATCAGCCTCATCTAATATTACGATTTTCCAATCTTTAAATCCCATTGATGATGCGAATCCACGAATCTTATCACGAACTGCATCAACTGAATTCTCATCAGATGCGTTGATATACATTAAATCACAATCAATTTGATTAGTAATGATTTTAGCTAATGTCGTTTTACCTGTCCCAGCTTGTCCATATAGTAACAAATGTGGTACATCGTTATTCTCTATATAAATCTTTACCTTTTCAATGATGTGTTCATTACCAACGTAACCTTCCATTGAATCGGGTCTGTATGCCTCCACCCATAATGAGTGTTTTTCTTCTTTATTTACCATTTATGTATTATTTTCTTTTTAAATATATTATCTTCCGATTTCTTTTAAGTAGGTCTTTTTCATTTCTTCCCAACTCATTCCAATTGCCTCTAAATAAAATAAATGCTCTGGCTTTAACCTACCCTCTGAGTGTAATTTAGTATAACGTTTGATAGCTTTCTTCTTCCACCAATTGTTAATATAAGGAATTCCATCAACAAACTTCTTCTTCATTACCAATTCAGATTCTTCAATCTCATCACGTAAAAATGCCTGCCCATTATCGTACATCATTGCAAGATATACACCACGTTTGAATCCATGATGGTATGCTGATTGTTTGATACCACATTCTTTGAAAATCTTCCCAAGAATCTTTTGTTTGATACCACTCACAGGACCACTAGCTCCTTCACCAGCCCCCATATTAGCACCATTACGAATTCGTTCGTTAGTGATTGCAGTTTTGTACCATTCTGCTTCATTTTCCTTCAACCATTGATGCCACGGGTCATAAAACTTATCATCAGGTTTCAGAGAAATCTTTCCTGCTGATTCACCTAATGTTTTAAAGTGAGGTATTCCATTGTATTGAGAATGAATCCCATATAATGAAGTTGTACCTACACCTATCAAAGTTTGACCGTATTTCTTTTTCCAAAATTCCCTTACTTCAGGAACTGTAGTCATCATAGCAACGAGTTTCCCACCTAAAAAGTTGTAACCCAATGGTTGTGTACAGACAATTGTTGATGCAATTGTAGTATGGTTTAATTTCCCCTTCTTAAACTTATCGTCCTTAGTCCAACCAATGTAGTTATCTCTAACTGCCATTGATGTTACATCAGATGCTAATGATATTTGTCCTAAGAGTTTACCACTCTTTTTATCTTTAACATTGATTTTAACATTACGACCAGGATTAGCAGTAAAATCCATCGAATGAATCATACGCCTAGCATATGTCCATTTAGTGGCATCTTTAGGGTCATCAAGGATTTCAACATATGGTTCTAACTCTTCAATTTCTTTAATAGTTTGTTCCAAATTGTTAATATCAGCAGGAGCCCATTGAGTATCATACATTGCTGCGATTTGAGATTTATCCCGAATCATTTTTACATCTTGTAATTCTACCCACTTCTTATATAAAACTTGCTCTTGCACAGTCATTGTTGCGAGATAATCCATATTCTCTATCAACTCACGCTTCTGTGTTTCGAAGTCAAACTTCGGCTTTGCTGGCTCTGTATCCCAAAAACTCATACTTATTTATTTATTTATTGATTATTATTTAAAATATATTAGGAGAGGTATTGCCTACTCGATTATCCCTATTGTAACACTGCGTATATATAGTAGTCCGAGTGTTCCTTTTATATTTATAACACCTTCTACTTAATTTCCACTAAATAATAGTTCGAAACTAAACCATCTCTTTCGAATTTAACATGTGCTAATCCAGCTGATGCTATTTTCAACGTTGCTGATTTAGAACCTTTGTTAGCGTTTAATATCTCCTTTAGATACTTTGCCGAAAATGAAATTGGTTTGATATCCTTCTCACATTTACATTCCACATTCATAGAAATTCTATTTGTGTTAATAGTTGAGTAACCTAATACAACTTCACCCTTTCCACCTTTACAAGTAAATGTAAATGTATCCGATTCGTTAAGTGCTCCTTTAGATTTAATAAATCTACTCGTAAACTCATCATCTAATGTAATTTCAGAATCAAATGGTGGTACTTGCTTTAAATCCGGTACTACTGGTATTACTGATAAATCAGCCAACATATAGTTTACCGATGTCCCTTTATCTGAGAATGTAAGATGTGATTGATGAGCTGCAACTTCTAAGTTGGATTCAACTACACCTAATAACGCCTTCATCTGAGATGTTGTATAGATACCGAATTCACCATTTGGAAAATCCTTCTCTGCCGATTCTACTGTACCCAATAGCGTTTTATCATCTGATATAAAACTTACCTTCAATGAATCATCAGTTGATTCAATTTTTACTGATTCTACTTCGCCACCTAAATTGTAACGATTGATGAACTGTTCAATACTTGCTTTTTTCATGCTTTAAAATTATTATTTATTATTGTTTAACAAATATACGAATTCTTTTCCGTATATCCTAATTTATTTACTGTTTTTTTCAGGTCTCTTATTAAAATGAAAAGAATTGTCCGATTTTCTCTAAGTTTGGATTTGGGTTCTCCCAATCCATGGCGGCGTAGAAATCATCTAACTTATTCTTTAATTCACGTTCCCATAACTTATCATAGTCGATGTATTGTTCTACCAAATCTAATATCTCTTTCGGGTCATTATATCCAGTCATACCTACAGTTTCCAATCCTAATGGATTATTCTTCAAATACACATACTTTATCTTATCACCATCTTTCATTGGTTCATATTTAAATGCTGCCTTATAATACTTCAATAACTGATTGTAAGTAAGTGCTGCTTTAACATGCGCTGGTGTACCTTTCATAAACTCACCTAATACTTGCGTTTTAGTAGAATACTTACTCATACCCTTTACTGCTGAATTCTTAGCAATATCGATGTAATTTCGATTCGGCATATCATCCTTATAATCTAAAATCTTCTGGTCCAATAACATCTTATCTTCATCCTTTAGAATATCCCATAATACAGTTGACATCACCTCTTTAAAGTATGTTGGAAATGAACTACGTTTTACATCTAGCCCCTTTACATCCAACTTATCACAATCTACGGAGTTATCATTGATAATCCATTGTGCGTATCGTTTCTTTGATACCCAAAAACCACCTTTTGCGATAGTCTCTTGCTTTATATCGAATCGATGATTAGTTACATTGAATAACTTCTTTGACATCATGTCATACGTTCCATTGATGTGAGCCTCAACCTCTTGTGCTACTTGCAATATAGCAGGTATCATTTGTGCATCATCATTCTCATCAATTTCAGGGTTTCTAGCTTTCACTAATGGAGCTGCCTGATAAAATACAGAATCCGTATCTGTATATACATTGTAATCAGCCTCTTTACCAATATGCTTAACATAATAACTGTTAGCTATCATCTCAGTAGTTTTAATTACAGTCTGACCTGTAAGTGTAACTGCTTCTGCGTTATCCACATCATAGAATCTAAAGGCTGGTAGCCCTAATACACCATAAAGTGAATTTAACATAATTTTCTGAACTAACTGTCTTTGATGATAGAATTTATATAAATCATCATTTCCAGCCTTTCCATGCTTTTTCATTTCATCTTTATACTGAACCCTCTTATCAAACCATACATTAAGAATCTCAGGTATTACACCTACTTTTTCTAAAGAGTATAAAACACCATTAGATGCTATCGATACATTCATCTTCTTAGTGAAATCCTCAAACTTACCTTTATCCATAGTAGGATATTCATTACCATCATCATCTACAATGATATATTCATCAATTTTAGATTTCATATGGTCCTCTGCTGTATAACCTTTAACCTTACCAATCTTCGTTTCGGGTGAAATGTTAATTGTCATAATAATAGATGGATATAGTGATGTTAAATCTAAATCATATACCCACTTATAAAGACCTGGTTTAGGTTCTTTTACATATGCTCCGGTAAACTTACCTTCTGCATCTGAGCCATCGGAGTTTTTATTTCTTCTTAAAGGTCTATCTGGAGCTACACGCCCACTTCTTCGTAGGAATGTTAATATTGCCCCCTCTAACCACTTTGATGAGAATATGAAATCCTCATAGAATACGTGACCTGCATGACAGATTGCTCTGGCTAATTCAATGAATTGTAATTTCTTATCCATATCAACTACCAATTCAACATCCACTAAGTTATACTCAATGAACTTTTCAATATCATCTCTGAATAGTTGGTCTAAGTTCCCCTCATACTCAATCTTACCTCTACCCAATTCCATTCTAGCGATAGTATCTAATCGATAATTTGGATATTCAGTATATGTAAAGTTTTTGAATAGAGCGATGTAATCTAATGCAGATACACCAGCTATGATATAACGCTGTCTGTATTTATTCCAATGAACTTTTTGAATTGGTGAGAGTCTATCTGCGTTCTTCTTACCAACCATTCGCTTCATTCGGTTGTACATATAAGTTACATCAAAGAAATCAATATTCCATCCTGTAATAATAGTAGGTGCAATCTCTTCCCATTTGTTTAAGAATGCCATTAACATATCTTCTTCATTTTCAAACGAACGAACCATAGCACCTTTGATAGTTTTGTTTATCTCTTCACCTGGGGTGATAACATATACATAATAATCATTTGTTGCTGAATCATGGAATGCTACTGAAGTCATTGCGTTTTTAGCTTCTGATATATCCGGTAGACCTGAATTCATTTCTACCTCAATATCAAATGTTAATACGATGTTACCTTCTGATACTTCATCCGAATCACCATACTCATCAATTAGGAAACGAGTTACCTCATTTACATCAGATTCATATAATTTCAGATTATCTTCTCTATTCCAATAATTGATTTTCTTTAAACGCTCACCATAAATTGATTGATGTGAGCCATTCCCATCCTCAATATACGCATAATTTCGGTGCTTCTTTGTGAAGTACCCCTTCTTGTCATCCCAGCAATGTAGGATGCCTCCTTCTTTTTCCCAATATACATTTTGATACATAACTTAATTTTATTTTAACAAATATACAACTTTTTATGGAGATTACCAAGCATTTCCCCTTCATTTTTTGAAAGTTCTTTTGCTCTCTCTATAGCAAGTGTGTCTTTTTCCTTTCTTACTTCATCATTATCCAACAATGTATCTAACATCGAAAAGAAATCCTTTTTGAATTTAAAGAACATCCCATTCGGGTCTATTTCGTGATAACACTCTGAATCGTGCCATATCATTGGTGTACCATTCATCATACAGTCAGTACCACTTACAGACCAACCGTAGTTAGTTTGCTTCATCTGAACACCTACCTTACAATTTTGTAATCTAGCATAGTATTCGTGCTTTGGTACTTTTGAATTATCAATCCAACTATGTGGTGGTGTACCATTCAACTGAGGAATCCATACTTTGAAATCCTGTCGTTTAGTTCTATACTCTTCCATTAGTTCTATAAACTTAGGATATCCTTTATATGCTGCTGCTCTGTGATTAAATACAATAACATTTTCTTTAGTATCTTTAATAGTATCCACAATCTTTTCAGATTGTACACCTAAATTCCATACATTAAGAATATTATCTAATTTATCAACGAACTCATCATTGAAGGTTTCCTTTGCTTCTGCTAATACCCTATTCTTTTGGTCTTGTGTATTTAAATAACAAGTATCCATCTGAGATACACCTAATAATTCAATTGGTAACCATAACCACTTTGCTTTACCGGGTCTACGGTCAATTCCATTAGATGATTTCATTTCCCACCAATGACAATATCCTATTATCTTAGTATCGATTGAATTCTTATACCTACCAACTTGCGGCCAATCTGGTAAATGTGAATATATTACATCATAATCAACATCCCTTAATATAGCGATTAACTTATCAGGTGGATATGCCCTCTGATTCATCATATCACCGGGAATGTCAGCCTGATGTTGTTTTACATTTGGTAAGTTAAGTTTCTTACTTACTTTACCAGTCGGCATTACGATGTGCCAAAAGTATTCACCATATTTATCTAACCCTTTGATGTGGTTATGTATTACATCTACAAAAGAGTCTTTCTCTATGTTTGAGGAGTTAGTGATATTTGGTATCACTAACACTTTCCTCGCTTTACTATAATCTATACTTTCCCAAAATTCCATCATAATATTACTTTTTCACGTTTGTAAGTCATTTCTATTATTTCGTAAGTGTATCCCTTTGATGTTAACCAATAATCCAATCTCTCTCTTAATTTCATCTCTTCATCTACCCATAACTCTTCAGCTGCAATAAATGATGAATGATAAACGTAATAAGCAAGGTGTTTTCTACCCTGCTTATCATCTTGCATTTTCTCACATGCTCTATCCCAACGAAGTGAAGATGATGATTGGGATATAGCTAAAGTTTTATCGGTTGTACTTTCGGTTACAGCTTTAGTAAGAACTCCCTTATCTGCTTCTTGATAATCAATCAATACTACATTCTGAAGAGTTTCATACAAATATGATTTTTTAAGTTCTTCAGCTTTTTTAAAGATATCTCTTCTTTCAGCTGAATCTTTACCAGAATCTTTTAGAATACCAATATTCATATCTGAATCTATTTCCAGTCGATTTCTTAACCAAAATCCGAATATCGTTTTTGCTAAAGTTTCTTTACTATTTGGTTCTTTTCTAATTTCTTTATCTTTATTAAGCCCAGTCGCAATCAACTCAATCTCACTAGTCGATAAATCAGCATGTATCTCTTTAGGTATTCTGATTACTTTTATTGTAAGTGAGCCACAACTATGAGCGGCTTTTAATGTATGTGCTCCATCAATTCTTAAATCAGTTTCTCTATATAGTTTTTTATTTAATCTATCTTCTAATATAACAATTGGATTACAATTTTTAGTACTACCACTAACTTCGTTGATTTTAGATTTTATATATTTAAGTAAACTAGGAACATACTCCCCCAATCTAACTTGCCAAGTTGATATTTTCACCAAATTAGATACACTTTCAGTTGTAATGGGATATACACCATTCTCTATATTAGATACAATCTCTTTAACTAATGAAGGTCTCATTTTTTCTTTGTGATATGAACCATACATCTGATTCCAAAATTCGGGAGACCGAACAGCGTCATGCTTATCTATTTCATCAGATTCTTTGTTTTTCATAGTAGAATACTCACCATATTCTAATATTTTATATTGAATACGCTTTTCATCACCTTGAAGAATTGCTTTTCCTTCCAAATGCTTCATAGAAGTCCAATATAATTTATCATTAAGTTTGTGTACCCCTAAGTACATACTACCAGATATCAAATCTTTAATATAATAAAGATATGCCTCATATGCCATTGGCTGATTTCCTAAATCAACTTCTTTCATTGATGGTATCTTATAAAAATCAGATTCAGATAACCTAAACTGATTTTTAATACCATTACCACTACTTACTACTAATTCTGCCATAATTTTTATTATTTATTTATTTATTTATTTATTATAGGACTCAACTCTGTCCCTTTCTTATTACATAATAAAGATACGAATAATATATTGAAATTCCTAGCCTTTTATGATTTATTTTAAAAAGTTATTAACAATTTAATGTTTACAGTAGATTGTTTACTGTAAACTCACTACCAAAAGTTTATTGCGTTCGATTCCTCAGGCGCATAAGTGGTATGTGTTACAACTTCGGTGTTGTATTCAGATGCATCCTTCGGATACGGTCTGATTGGGTGTTTTAAACTACCCATTAAATGTTTCTTTTCTTTTTTACTTTGAGGTAACAACTGAATGTACCTATGCTTTGGTGGTTCTTCACGTCTCCAAAATTCAGTATGTCCTTCTTTACCGATTTCTTTACGAAGATGCTCTAAGTTACCACTACCCCATAATGAATATACAGTTCTACTATGAATCCAATTGTATGGGTCTTTGGTTAAAGATATACCCCAATTCGGCATAAGTGCTATATCAGTATTTAATCCCTGATACACCCAATTGGTTGCTTTGTAAATTCCACCAACATGCCCTTCACCGTTATTTGCATAACTAAGTAAACATTTGATGTTTTTATCGTTTTCTTTTAACCACTTAAATGTTTGTGACATTGCAAAAGATTCTATATTAGAACCATACCCGTCATCTATATATAAACGAGTAAGTTCTAATACATTGTCTTTTGTTAATTCTTCAGATATTGAAGTTGCTGCTCTAGCCCCAACTGGGAAACCATATACTGCAACACCGATTAACTTATCTTCACCAAATTGAAATGAACTATCATCTGCTTTGTAGTAAACACCTAATGCGTATCTACAAGCAGTCCAAGCATGCGTATAATGCTTTTTGATAATCATATCTTTGGCAATAGATTTTGCTATTGGCGCTATATGTACCTTAGATACATCACAGTAATCCTTTCCCTCTTCTTTCATAACTGATTATTGATAATTGTTAAATTCCCCAAACAACAAGTGTTTCCAAGTCTCACCTTTCACTATCCTACGGATATTAGCTGACGATACTCCATTATTCCTCGCCAAAACCTTTATGTTTCGATGTCCTATTTTATATAGGGTTCTAATAGATTTCACTTGCTCTTCGGTAAGTTTATGTGCTGGGTGTGATTCTCCTCTTAATGCCATTGTTCTTCGTAACTTTTTATTATTGTAAATATACAAAACTTTTTTGGATTTTCCTAATTTATTTTGCTGCATTTATATAAGTAGATGCTTGCTGCACTCCTATGAACCGTTGTACTACCACACCATCATTTATTAATATCACAGTTGGTATATTTTTAACATTATATTGTGTAGCTACATCCGGTTGGGAATCTACATCGATTTTTTGAACAGTAACCGATTGTCCTACTTGAGCCATAATCGGGCTTAGTGTTTTACATGGGCCACACCATTCGGCCGAAAAGTATAAATATTTCATATTATTGTTGTTTTAAATGTTATTAAAAATGAAATGGGGGTAGCGAACCCCCCATCTCTCCGTTACGAATAACGGTCCTAAAGGTGGTCGTTAGACCACATTATCGTTACCCATCACAGGATAAACAATCCGGGTCCATTGCTCTTTCAGCAATATCACCTCTTAATACTGATTCAGTTCGTGTATAGTAAAGTGTTTTTACACCTTGCTTCCACGCCTCCATATGTACAGTATTCATCCATTTTGGTGTTGCTACTGATGGGAATGCCAAATTAAGCGATACCGATTGGTCTATATACTGCTGTCTAATTCCAGCCTGTCTAACTAATTCCAGCTGATTGATTTCTTTGAATGTTTTAAATACATCCTTAATTTCATCAGTTACAGATAATTCTTTAACATCATCTCTACTAATAATCTTACCATCACAGAAAACCCAATTATCCAATTCAGTTAATCCTTGAACACTACCTTCATCTGCAAGAATCGTATCCCAAGTATCTTTATTATTCATACCAATCTTACGAAGAACTTTTTCTAATTCTTTGTTTTTTCTGATGAACGTTCCTTTTGATGTTTGTTCGGTGAATACATTTGCAGCCCAAGGTTCAATACCCGGAGAAACATTACCACTCAGTTTAGAATTAGATACAGTTGGAGCGATTGCTCTTAAATGAGTATTTCTCATTGATTGACCAACACACCATAATGGTTCACCCATTTCCTCTGCCATATCTCTACTCGCTCTTTCAGATTCGATTTTCATTTGAGAAAATATCTTACGAGTTTCAAATTGAGAAGTTAATGAATCAAACGGAATACCTCTTTGTTGTAAGTAAGTATGCCACCCTAATACACCTAATCCTAATGCTCTACCTTTTTGTGCTGAACGTACAGAGTTTTCAAATCCTCTCATATTCTTAGCCTTTTGTATAAATTCCTCAAGTACACCATCTAAAAACCATGTAGCGGTATATACTAAATCAGTATCTTTCCACTCATCATATTTAGATAAGTTTAGTGATGATAAACAGCAAACAAATGAGTGATTTTCATCTGTATGTAAAGTAATTTCAGAACAAATGTTCGTCATATGTACTTTTAATCCATTTTTCTTATATGCTTCTGGGTTTTGTTTATTAACATTACCTTTATACATAATATAAGGTTCACCTGTTGCTTTACGCTTTGCGATTACCTTACCCCACTTTCTACGAGCCTCTTCATCGCCATCTTCTAACTTTCTCATAAACTTATCACCAACAACTACACATTGGTGTAGATTTAAACACTGTCGGTTCACATCACCCTTTGGTTCACGGATATCAATCCATTCATCAAAATCAGAATGCTCTATGTTTAAGTTTACAGATGCTGCACCACGTCTTACAGAACCTTGATTGGTTGCTATAACAGTAGAGTCGTATATCTTACAAAATGGAACTACACCATCGGATGTACCATTCTGTGTAATTTTAGCTCCGGCTGGTCTGATTTGATTAATACCAATACCAACACCACCTCCATGTTTAGCTAACAACATCATTTCTAAATTCTTAGTTCCAATATCTTGTATTGAATCTGCTACATCTACACCGAAGCAACTAATAGGTAATCCCCTATCAGTACCAGTATTTGATAATACAGGTGATGCTAAGTTCAACCAACCCTTCCAAACGTAATCAAAAAACTTAGATGCCATCTGTGGTTTATTTAATCTACGTGCTACTGTGGTACAAACTCGCCAATACGCATCCTTTGGTGTTTCTCCCGCTAAGAGATACCCATTACTGATGGTTTTGACGTATATTTCTGTGTTTGCCCATTCTGGGAAATCTACACCGAGCTCCCATCCTAAATCTTCTGCTAAATTCTTCATGCTTTTATAAATACCCCATTTGTTGTTACTCCCTTACGGTCCTTTATCTCATCCCATGCAGCAGTCAAACATTCTTCCGGTGTAAACCCACATTGTTTTGCTAAAATGATTAGAGTTACAAATGAATCCCCAATACCATCTTTTAATTCATGCTGGTCGTTCTTCGCAAGAGCTCCGGCGGTCTCACCAACCTCTTCCATCACTTTTAACATCTGCTTAGTTGCGTTCTCTGGTTTAAGAATTGATTTATCATCAGCCCATTCGAGTACATTATCAATTAATACATTAAATTTCATAACTGTTTGTTTTTTTATATTATTATTATTATTACTATTACTTACCACATATCACTAAAATCATCGCCTTCGTTAGGTTTACTATAATCAGTAGGTCTAACTGCGAAGAAATCGGTATGTGTTGCCCCACCTGTAAGATGGTAAAACCAATCCAATTCATCGGCTTTCTTTTCATCGTATTCGAATATACCACCATATCCAAGTTCTTTTAATTTCTCATTACCTCTTTTTGAGATGAAATGCTTTAAATCATCCTTCTTTAGGTTTTCTAAATCACCCATTTCAAATATCTTATCAATAAACTCATGTTCCATTCCTATCATTAATCGGGCAGCCTCTTCTATTGATGATTTGGAAGCCTCTTTTAATTCAGGGTATTCTGAACACAGTTGATTGAATAACTGACATCCCATTTTACTATGTAATGATTCATCCCTTACAGACCATTTCATTTGCTGTCCAATACCTTTTAATAAATTTCTCATTTGGAAACTATATAAAACTGCAAATGAACTATATAAACTCACACCTTCTGCGAATGCTGAGAATATTGCTAATGAACGGGCTACATCCTCTCTAGCCTCACTACTCTTTGCTAAATCCTTATAAGTGTATTTACCACCAGTACCCATTAGGTATTCGAATTTGTTAGCCATAGTCGGTTCATGTAGGAATCCATCAAAATCATCTAATCCCAATGATTCATTAAGGTAAGAGTATGCAGTTGCATGTATCGTTTCCTGCGAACCAAACATTATAGCCATCTGCTTAATTTCCCACTTTGGAAACCAATCAGTTACCATTGTAGTCCAATAATCAGAAACAGCACATTCCGTTTGTGCAAATCCCAATAGGATATTCCCTACTAAATTCTTCTCAGATTCACTAAGATTCTCGTTCCAATCCTTTATATCACCCTGCATTGCGATTTCAGTATGTAACCAAAACGCTTGTGCTTGCTTTAACCAACCTTCAGTATAATACTCAGGGTATTCGAATGGTTTATATGCTACTCTTTCTTTAAATATTGACATAGATTTCTTTTTATTTTTAGTGTAATTTATTTATTGGGTGATTATAAGTATGGATTAAAAATCAATATCATTATTCAATTCATTGTATTTTTGTAACAAATTCTTTCGTACCATACTCTCCCCTTTGTTCATCTCCGTTTTGGTATTTTGACCATCAATGGAATCATCTGAATAAATACTCATCCTACCGTTACTCATATTTGCTTTAGAAGGTAGAGTCATTCCATCCGGTCCGAATCTATTTTTAATAACGTGCCATCGACCCGTTCCTGCTAATTTATCTTCGATTTTTCTACTCAATGAAACTACGAAATCAGCGGTCATTAACTTAGAGAATGAACCTGCGATTGATGTACCTGTAATAACATCTTGGTCTGCTCCACTTCTATTAATCTGTGATGCTGTATATAACGGACATTCATATTCACCAGCAATTCCTCTTAAACCTTCCACCAATTCCTCTAACTCTTCATGTCGTTCCTTTCTACTATTCCCTTTCAGTAAATCAGCGTAATCACAAATTATTACATCAGGTTTCTTACCTTGTAGTATTAGTTTATCCAAACTAGCCCTCATTGCGTTCAATCCTGCCGATTTAGTTGGCCAATATTTTACTATCAACTCACCTTCTAAATTAGCAACCTGTCGTTCAACATCTTCAATGTTAAATTTAAGGTTTTGTACTGCAGTACCTGTTAGTATTGCATCATACCTCTGACCTACATACCCTTCATTTAACTCCAATGTATAATGAACTACAGTTTTACCAGCTTTTACAGCGGCCATTCCAACATTAATTAATGCCCACGATTTACCAATACCCGGAGGTGCAGCAAATAGTATAAGTTCACCTTTTCCAAACCCACCATCAACTAATTCATCAACAACATCCCATCCAGTCGGAATTACATTTCTGATATTCTCCTCATAACGGGCTTTTACATCAGCCTTATACTCATGACCGATATCAGTATCCTGCCCCTGCTTCATAGCGTTATCAATCTTCTCTTTGATAACATCAAATTTACCTTCTTCAAGTAATTGAACAGATTCTAAAATAACACCCTTAAAGTTTTGATTTTTACAAAACTCTAACGTTTGCTCTTTAACGTAATCCAAATCATCGGATTCAATTTGCTTCCAAACTTGCTTTAAGTTGTCTAAAACCGATTGTTTTAATACATCCCTCTGTACCTTATCTATCTCAACTTTAAACACATCTAAGGTTGGTAGTTCATTATATTCATCAAAATGTTTTAGTATAGTCTTTACCAACCACTCATTTGCATCCGAGTCGAATGCATCTGGTGATAATATATCATATACCGTTTGAAGGAATACCCTGTCAGATAGTAGCGCTGAGATTATTTTGATTTGAAAGCTCGTTCCAAATTTATTTCCGAATTTATCCATAGGATGTAAATATACAAATTTTATTTTAAACTAACAAGCTATTTCTTAGTTTGTTTTGAATAGGTGTCTAATTCAGTCCAAGTATTAGCTAACCACACCTCAATATTCTTAAAGGCTGTATATAGTTTGTCAACCATAAAGTCTTTTTTGAACTGAAATGAGTTTAACCCTTCTATTGGCGAATCTATCATACTACGAACAGTTGATGTTATTGCTGAACTCAACATATCAGGTTCTTCTAACTGCATTAAGTCATAGTTCAATGTTAATACATCTTTACTATCCATTATCTTTGCCTTTAGCTTTTCATCATCTAACTTTAACACATTTTCAAACAATTTATCCATACTCATATTATCTTCTTGTAAGAATGGTAATTTGTTAATAATGGTTTTAGGTCCTACCCCTTTAACACCGGGGATATTATCTGATTTATCTCCATCGAATATTCTGAAATACACTAAGTTCTTTGATGGAACTCCATATAAATCTAAAACATCATCAGGATGCATCCATTTCTTTTTGGTTGGTTGATACACAGAGATTCTATCATCAACTAATTGTAAGAAATCCTTATCAGATGAGATTATCATAACTTCCTTTTTGAATACATGCCTCGCAGCATATGCCATAATATCATCAGCTTCAACATAATCTACAAAACACACATCAAGTGGAAGTAAATCTAAGTACCTCATCAACGTATTGAATTGGTTCTTCATAGATTCTTTCTGGTCCTCTAAATCTTCGTATCCAGCTAATCTGTTTACTTTAGTCATCCCAGTTCTACCTTCCTTATAACCTTTATACATTTTCTTTCTACGAGTTGAACCACCCTTTCCATCAAATACCATAAAAACTCTAGTAGGTTTATTATTTCGGATAAGAGCGCCGAGGGATAACAGAAAACCTGTTACCCCGCCGACGTGATTCCCATCGTCATTTAATGTCGGAACTGCTCCAAAACATCTGATAAACATATTAAGACCATCAACAATCATTACTTTATCATTAACATCGCCATGCTTTGTCTCTGATAGATTGCTGAATATTTCTTTATATTTCGTGTCCATCATCTAATTGAGTTGTATCTGTGTTTGCGTTTCGGGATGCTTCTTTGTACCCCAAAATGTATGCATCACAGATTTGTTTATATATTTCCTCTTTAATTGCTGGATTCTCATCCAATTTCTTTTCGAAATCCTTTGCTTGAAATTTAATAATCTCACCAGTATCTTTAGAAGTCCATGTGTACCATGCACCACCTTGTTCTAGTAACTTATATGTTTTCATAGTGTTAAGCCATGAAGCATATCTATCAATTCCCCTATCAAAGTATATTTCAAAATCTATTGAACGTAATGGTGGGCCCATTCGGTTTTTAATAACCTGAACTCTTGTCTTAATTCCAACTGCCTGTTCAACTCCACCAATTTTAGCGTTAAGTTTACCCATCTGTTTCATTCTCAATCTACAAGATGCGTGAAACCCTAATGCTTTACCACCTGAGGTTGTGTATGGGTCTCCAAAGGATACACCCAACCTAACTCTCAGTTGATTTGTAAATACCACTAAGATTCTCTCTCTTCCAATAAGGTTAGTAATCTTTCTCATTGCTTTTGAAATGATTATAGCCTTTTGGGTTGCGTAACCCGCTTGGTCATAATCAGCTGCAAGTTCCACTTTAGTGGTTGCTGCAGCGACTGAATCAACTACAATTGTTACTAATCTTTTCTTATCTGATTTTCTTACTGATTCAATAATAGAATCCATAGCTGCAAATATATCTTCCACCGTTTCCATAGGTACATAAAGTAACTTGGCGGTATCAATACCTAATGCTTCTAAAAACTCTTGATTGATTGCGTTCTCTGTATCAATGTACACTGCTAACCCACCCTTCTTCTGGCAGTTTGCTAATGTATGTGCTGATAGTAGAGATTTTCCACTTGCTTCTAAACCCGTAACTTCAACTATTCGTCCGACAGGAAATCCACCGTTAGGTCGATTCGATATTGCTAAGTCTAGCATATCATCCCCAGTAGACACCCACTCCGTTAAGTCGGTGGGTGTCTGTTCTGAGCCATCTAAGAAATAAGCAGCCTGTGCTTGTCCTTTGAACTTTTTATTAAGATTATCGGCGAGAAGTGAGGATAATTCATCACGATTCGTTGCCATATATCTTAATTTTTAGTTGTTAAATAAATCATCAAATGCGTCCTTTACATCAGCAGTCTTACCAGAAGGTACAGATGCTTTAGGTGCGTTTGTGTTGTTTGAAGTTGATTGTGGTTGTTGAGCCGGAGTAGATTCAGCTTCTGCTGTATCACCTACTTGCCCAGTTTCCATCCAAGTTTCCAATAAACCTTTCATCTCATCATAATCATATTTTTTGAACATTGAAGGTAACTCAATTTGGTCTTTCAACATTGTTAAAATATTCTTATCTTCTGAGATAGATGTTTGATTTGGTTTTACTCTGATGTAAGTTTCTGGGTAGTTTTTCCCTAACTCTTTTGCTGTTTTGAATTCTACGGTGATATCTCTCCCACTCATTGGGTCAGTTAAATCTCCATAATCAGGATCTGCGAAGAACGCAAGTAGTTCCTGATAAACTGTTTTACCGAATCCCCAAAATTTAACTCCTTCAGATTCTTCACCACGAACCAATACTGGAACGTATGTTCTCATCTTAGGTGTTAATTGTTTTGATAAATTCCAATCGTTTCTATCACCGGTTGCCTTCAATTGTTGAGCGAACTCTACTAATGGGTCAGCCTCACCATGTGTTTGAGGTGAAAGGATATTCTTACCACCAAATCCGTAGTGGAAGAACAATTCAATAAACGGGTTGGATTCGTTGTGGATGTAAGGTACTATTCTTACTTGTTGTTTACCTGGTTTCGGTTTCCAAAGGTTATCTGTTTTTGTTACCTTCGTTTGTAGACTGTCTAGTCTGTTTCTAATTGCATTTAAATCAATTGCCATAATTTACTCTGTTTTTGTTATTAATTAATTATTATTTATGTAAATATACGAAATATTTCTCAACATTCCTAATTATATTTCAGTTTTTATTTCAACACCTATTTAACCCCATGTGTTGATATGGTTACAAATATACGAAATATTATTTAATATTCCTAATTATATTTAGTTTTTATTTCAACGCCTATTTAACCCCATGCGTTGATATGGTTACAAATATACGAAAAGAATTTGAATTAACCAAGCCTTTTCGTATATATTTTGTAATTTCTTTATTTAGTAAGCGAATGCACCTTTGTGCTTTTTAGCCATTTTTAAAGCGGCTTTAATTGCAGTTGCTTCATCTTTGATATCACTAAATCCAAAGTCGAATTCGTTAGCCCAGATTTTCATACCTTTCTTAGCCTTTAATGTTACAACCCAGTAACCATCCATATCTTCTTCAACATCTAATTTGTTTTTTCCACCAGGAACACTAAATGATGTGATAACTGATACACTACCGTTCTTTCTAGTAGTATGCTCAATTTCCTTATCTAGGATATTTTCTAAACCTTTCATTAGGAAATTGTTTTTACCGGGAGTCATTCCCATCCCTTCACTAAGGTTTTCAGTTAATGCGTTAGTTAACTCCAATTGTAAATCTTCTACTGCTACATCATAATCATCTTGGTCTGCATCACCTTGTTCTAAATCGAAATCTAAAAGTTCAAGTGATTTATACTCTTCCATAATATCTTTATAATCTTTTTTAGATATTTTTGATTTCATCTTCTTAATGAATTTTTCAAACTCTTTTGGTGTCTCAAGTCGTTTGATATCTCTATCGTGATTACCTGATTCATTTAAGCTTTTGAAGGATTTAATTTGCTCCATCATTAACTTTCTATTTTCTTCTAAATTTGCCATAGTATGCCTCTGTTGTTATTACTGTGTAAATATACAACATTTAATTGTATATTCCTAATTATATTCTTATTTTTCTTTTAATAAATATTAAGTTGTTTTAATTAACATCAACTATACTGAATAATTTAGTAGTTACTACCTTATATCCATCGCCATCTGTAAGTACCATTGAGTTTTTATACTCACTCCAATCAACTTGATATTGATTATCCACAACACCCCCATTTAAATCTAATATCAATCGATTCAATGCGTTAATAGTGTAGATAGTATTACTTTCCTTCTTACGATGTACCATTATTGTATTTGGTACAAAGCTTGCGTTTCGGTCTGGTACGATGTTATAACTTATTACCAATTCTTTAGTTGGGTTAAGTTTTAATATAAATATCTTTCTACTGAATACCTCATGTCGTTTCAAAATGTTTGCTAACATCTCTTCGAATGTGGGTTCAGTTGTAAATGTACATAATAATTGTGTTCTCACTCATCTCTCCGATATTATAATATATTTTTCCTAATATAGTTCATATTTACAACTTTTGAACCTTCAATTACAAATGTAGTTGAAGTTTTACTATTAGTTCTAAATGTTACCATATTGTACATAGGTGATTGTGTTTTTTTATTCAAATGACTTAACATAAGAGTTGAAACCGCCATATACCCATCAGCTTGTGCTGCTGAGTTAACTATAAGTACATTTTCAGGCATATCACTAAATGCTGATATACGTTCTTCTACGAATTCCTTTCCTGTTTTTAAGAATGTCCACGCAGTACCACCACCATTTGGCTTTAACCCATATACTTTTACTAATGGTAATGATGTTCGTCCGAAGTACATTTCCTTTTCTAATGTCAGCATATCTTTAAATAATTGGTCCACTTCCTTTTGTTGACCACTAGCACCCGATAATATCCTCTCAATAGAATCGTATGCTTTGGCGTTTGCCATTAACTTTCTAACTATATCAGCTGATGGTTTGGATGCCTTTGGGATTACGGTGTTACCTACTGATTTTAACCCAGGCTTTTTCGTTTTCTTTAATACTAATAGAAATTTATTTGAGGTGTATGTGTATAGTTTACCAAATGCATCTGCGTCTTGTGCAATTGCTTCAACTTTATCTTCTATTGAGATTTTTCCCTTTTTTTCTAATATCAAGGATTCATCTAAATACTTCTTATCTACTGATAGATTCATTATGAAATCATCGGTTTTCTTTTCAGATTTCTTTTTAGCTGATTGTAGTGCTTTTAAATTAGCTTTAAAGAATGAACCAAACATAGTACTCATTTGAGAAATCTTATCAATGATAGCCTTTCCTACACTTTTTACAAACTTCAATCCCTTATCAAATAAATCTTTTAATCCTTCATCTAACTGAACACCTTCATGTATAAACATATTAGCTAAATCATCATTTGACATCATTCCGAACTTTTTAGCGAAATCACTTGTGATTTTTCCTAATTGAGCCTCACCTTCTGCCTGTTTTAATGATATTTGGAAAAACTTCTCACCTGATGTTAATGTACATAACCCATTACTATCGTATGAGATTTTTTCGGTTTTTAAATTCTCTATGAAACTAGCAACACTACCCTTTACAATGACACAATCAGCAGTATTCTTTTTACTACCTTCGGCTTTCGTATGTGGGTTTTTACTTTCGGCTGTATAATAATCTTCGATTCTTCCGTGAATAATACTCCAACCCTTTGTTCCTTTAATCTTACAGAATCTATCCATTCCGGCCGCAATTGCACATACTTGAATAATATTTACAATAGAGGCTTTACTCAACATAGATACTATATCATTACTGGCCCAATCCTGTCCCGTCAACGTTGATGTTACTGTATTTTTAAAGGTAGTAACTAATTTTGGAAGTGTTTCATCGGTTGCGTTATTGAAATCACTAAGGAATTTCTCTGCATTAATATAAACACCTAACAGAGCGGCAGTTTCCTTATCACCTGTATCTAATTTAAATGAGGTATTATCCTTATAATGTTTGAACATATTACCAACTGATGTACCTTTACCTTTTATATGGTAAACTTTTCCGTTAGCCCCTTTTAGATAAACCTCAATTCCAGTATCATCACCGACTTGGATTGCATCAGCAGTTGGTTTAACTTTCGTAGCCGGCATTGTCATCATCGGTGCACCATCTTCAATTCTTGCGGCAAATGATTTTTGACCACTTGAACTCCACATCACTTTGTGTCCTAATCCATAATCATCGGAATAAACACTAGCCTCACTTAATATAGCCCCTAATTCAATTAATATATTTTCTTTTAACTTATCTTTTTCATAATCAGTAAGTCCATTAAGTTTAATATCTTTAACTGCATCATCCTTATCATCAATTTCTTCATCAGGCTCTTCACCTTCGATTTCTTCAACTTCTTCATCTTCTGTAATTTCTTCATCATCAGACCAACTAGCTATTTGTGCTGAAACTGATGTTTGTGTTTTATTTACCTTAGTACCAGAATCAATATTACCTTTAGGTATAAAATTTGTAGGTGAGTTTGTAACACTCTCTACTATATAATCTATAAAGTCATCATCCAATTCTAAATCTTCCCTTAAAATTGTTTTAAGTGCTTTAATGGATGCTTCACTTTTTGGGTCTTTTAAAGCAACTCCTGCTTCAACCCACCATAACGTCATAATCTCTTTAAGAAAATTCTTCATATTATTTACCTGTTTCTTTTATATTAATCGACTTCATTTCTGAGTAACGATTACCCTTCTCTAATTTGGTAGGGAATCCATTTACTTCTATAAGTATCTTTAAATCTTTAATTAACTCAATTTCCGAAGGATGCATATCCAATAAATATGAATCATAAGTGTATAACACCATTTTTGACTTCATATCTTTCATCTTATCCATTAATTTAGAAAGTATAACCATATTTAACTCTGTTTCGGTTGACTGTAATACATAATTAAACAGTTTATTAGCGTTCATCTCATTTAGGTTACTTCTAACGAGCTTTCTCCCCATTGGAGTTCTAATATACCCATTACGTGTGAACTCAACCCACATCTTATCTATCTTATGTGAAACCTTCTTAAATAACGGAATATGTAAGTACTCATCTTGTACACCACCATATAATTGTCGGAACGTTATCGGTTTTGATTCACTATAGGAAACTCCATACATATCGGCTAATGCTTGGTGACCGGAAATATCTAATGGAATTGGCTCATCCACCATTTTACCAATGATACGAGGATGATAGGCATCATAATCAAATTGTATTAATGTACCCCCATCAAATCTACTCACAAATCTATCTCTACTACCATTCTCTTTATTAAGTGCAGCATAGTTGATACCCCCAAAGTTGTTTGAAGGTCTTGATGTTAGCGTAAACGGATGATATTGAGTCCACTCCATCCCACTCTCTGTCCAAATCCCACTCTTTTCCACTTTGGATAATGACTCAATATAGAAATTGTCAAATTTCTTCACACTTTTTTCGATTTCCCCACCTACATCGTAATATCGTAGGAACTCATTTCTCGTTTGTCTGATTGATTCTATATGTTTAGTAATTGGTACAATGTTATTTGTCCATTTCATATTATGAAACTTTCTCTGATAAAACGTATGTGCTGATGTTGGGTACTCTTTTAGGTTTTCGTTATCTTGTAAGTATTTGTACCACCCCGCCTCAACCGTTTGTGGGAGTTCAATCATATTTAGGAAGGATTTCTTCCCAAACACATTTGCCTCCTTTATATCGAACGTTATATCACTTAGGGATGACGTATGGTAATCACTATTACCAATGTTAATAATAACTTCCCGCTTTTCCTCTATATCATAGATGTATAGTAGTGATAGTTTATTTTGCGCAGGGTGAAGATGTACATCCGCCCATATTGGGTGCATATACACTTTATTCATTACTATAGAACCTTTACTTTTGAAATCAATCATATTACAAATATACGGAATTTATTTTAAATATCCAAATGAGATAGCTTTTCTTTTAACCTCTTCATATGTTTACATGGAGTGTAACTACGGAATTCCCTAGCTGGACACTCACAATCTGATATTTTATAGTTGGTTACTGTTACGTTATAGTAGGATAGTTTACCGGTCTTTTTATTCCGGCTACCCATTTCCCTATATTGCCACTTATTTACCATCCGCTGAATTTATACGTTCAACTGCCTCAATTATCTTATCACAATTTACCAATGATGCTTCAATTCCAGTTCCATCTGAATAATCTAAACTCCATCTTCCATCCTGTAACATTTCGAAATCCTCTTTTAAGAATTTAATTCTGTTTAATATTTCTTTTAAGTCTTTATCCATTACTCTGTTCTTAATAGTGAATATAAAACTTCCGAGTGTAATATCGTTGGTTGAACGAATTCCATCTCATGCTCCAAATACTCAAACTTTTCGTAGTTTGATGATTGTGCTGAAACTATCTGTTTAAGATGAGATTCCAACTTTGTTGAATACATTACAGTATCCGAGTCTACTTCAATTTCGAAGATATGACCACCTTTGGGTTTCCAGCTCTGCGGACATTTCCCTTTACCATCCCAATCATGGGCTGCGTAATTCTCAAAGTATTGAGAATGGATTTTTAATTTACTTTTCATTTTTTATTTAGTTTTACGTTTATATTTTTTACAATCTTCTTTACTTCCTTGGAATACAACTGAATCATCTATAGTATCTATGACCTGATAAACATCGTTATATTCATATAATCCTATTATTCTTAATTCCTTTTTCATATTATCTGTATAATGTTACGAAATCACCGAAGTGTTTATCAAATACTTTAATTAAGTTTTCATAATCCCCAGCCATCATATCATCTCTAACTGGTTCGTAATGATATCCTAATTGTGAACATATCCTCTTAGCCGTTCCGATTAAGAAATAAGCGTTTCCTTGAGGGCCTGTTAAATCTAACTCAAGTCCATTTATTTGTTTTTTGCTCTTTATCATAACTTACGATTTTATTGTTACCATGCTCATTGGAACATTGTATTGATTATTGATAACTACTTTAGTTCTATTGATTTTTGTTACCTTACATATCTCATTTCGTAATCTAGGATGATTAACGGTAACTGATACACCTACATAAAGAGAACCCTTAGTGGTTTGTGCACTCATATTGTTTTTGATTTTGATAATCTCAACAACTTTGGAATTTAGAGTTCTTAACTCCTCTACTGATAATTTACTTAATTCTGAATAATTCATACTTTCTAATTTTTAATTCTTAATGGATGGTGGTATCTCCCCCATCTCAACTACACTACTAATATACGACTATTAGCCGAGTCTACCAAATTTCTAATGTTAAGAAATTGTTAAGGTTTTAATACCCTATAAATTCCAACTCAACATCATTAACTATACCGGCTGAAACTCCATCTGAAAATTCATCGTTTAACCAATAGTTCTGAATGTTATCTAATTCTGTAATTGTACGTTCGTAGATATCATTGAAATCAAATCCATCACCAAATCCATAAGCACAAATCAGTTTTGAGATTTCTCTTAGTTTGGGTTCATCATCATTTGTTTTTGAGTTTTTCAACTGAATTAGAAGTTCAGCTTTCATCTGTTGAGCTACTTTATCGTTGTGCTCATACATTTCGTTACTCCAAGGTTTTGTGATTTGGATTCCGTACTTGTTTGTTGATTTTATCATAATTATTATGTTTTTGAGTGGGGTCTTAGTTAACCCCCTTTCTTATTACATAATAAAGATACGACAATTATTTGGATTTAACAAGCTTTTTCTACTTTATTTTGAAAAGTTATTAACAATCGTATGTTGGTAACTGATTTTAAGCCGTAATAGCAGTAAAATCAGTTACATATCGTTTTAGTGTTGGATAATCCTCTGAGTGGAGTGTTATTGTACGTTGATTGGTATCAATGATACCTGCTTCTTTAATATTACCATTAGAATCGATTATATCAAAATCGGGACCTGCAATCTTCCATCTAAGTGAGAATCGTTTCCATAGATACTTATCTAACCCATCTTTAGTCCCAACGGCACCAAACCCATCCTTATCTAATTCAGTAATATTAGCATCATTTACTTTATATGCGAAATAACGTAACATATACCCAACCGATACATCATCGCTTGTTGGAATTGATATCGATGGATTTGTAAATTTACTTGGAGTTACATCTACACTTTTTATAGCATCATAATCGAAATTCGATACAATACTCATACCGATGTTTGTAAATTCCAACAGCTTATCGTTAATATCAACGTATGGGATTAAAATACGTGATTTACCATCAACGAATGATGGTTCGGAAAATACCTCATTAGTAGTGTATGTATGGTATTGACCAATATACTCAGTATTATCAGTAAACATCCACTCACCACCTTTAGTATTCAACCCATTGGTAGTTTGTCCTTTATTATAATATATTCTACGTCTTTTATCAGCCATAACTTATCCTTGAATTCTCATTATAGTATCTAATGAAGTTTCCCAGCCACCTTGACCATCGAATGAATGTTCGATTGATGTAATCGAAAAATATCCTGCGTTTTTGTTTCTATACTTAGATGGTAATCTATCAACGGTAATTGGCGCCATAAATGGAATACCATGAATACCATCAATTACAACTGATAACTTCAACATCCATAATGATTCTCTAAAAGATGTCATCTGTGAATGACCAGTCGCAGCCAACTGCATTAGGTATGATTTATTTGCATCTGATAATGTATTGATTGTGGAATCAGTATAACCATCATCACCTATTCCGTATTTTCGTTTTTTAAGCTTCGCCTCAGTATCGGTGATACTATCACCATCTGCTGATGTGGTTGAATCTGCGACTGCTGAACTTAATTCAGAACATTCTGGGTATTGAGCCGCTAGTGCTTTCCCACTTGCGGTTTTACCACCGGAAATGGATTCGTATGATGCCATCATTATAGTATCAGCATCAAAGTCAGTATCTAAGGTAACACTTCGAACAATACTATTTTCCGACATTAACTTAAATTCGTATGGAGAAACTTTCTGTGGACTTTCTACCTTACGCCTATTAACTATAAGTATAGTAGATGGTGAATCTTTAGTATTACTAGCAGATGCATCACCTTGCTTTTTTGTTTCAGGTATCAATTGGATTTTAACCAACCCCCCCGTTAATCTCTCTATATCATTAAATATGGTTTTTAAGAATGTTTGAATAGATACATTCGGCTCTGAACCATCCGTAACTTCCCTACCAGCATCTTTAGCCAATTCCATATATAACCTATTCAAATAACCAATCTCCAGCATAATCCCTTTGATACTATTTGGTGGGTTATTGTTTTCTAATGAAGCTTGCGACCAATCGAAGTTACCACTTTCTTGATACTTAGCATGTGAGCCTGGTATTACTATCTGTGATGGGTCAGCTGAGCCTACTGTGTAAAGTGAATGTATAGATGAATCACCACCCTCTCCAAATTCATATGTAACTATACTATTACCTTTTAATTTAGCATTAGTGTATTGTATAAGAGTTTCTAAGTTGGTATATGAACAAAATACTTCAGTATCATTCCAAAATCCCTGTGCTGATAATAACTCTGCTACCCAAAATGGCCTATTGGCTAATATAACACCTGATGTTGTTATAGTTCCAGCCTTAGAAACTAATGTATTATTATCACTAGCATCATTAATACCCGCATCAATTGCTTCTTGATTACCACTTAATCCAAATGCTGTGTTTCTTCCTTGTAATAAATGACCTAACCACGCCGATGGCGCAGACTTTGCCGATTCAGGTGCGGCATTTTCATCGGCGTTTGAAACACCCCCCATTTTAGGCTTTTTCCATAACCCATTTGGGGACATACATTTTACGGAACAGTTGAACCCACCATCACTTTCCATAGAAAATGAAAAGTTGTAAACATTTGCCAACATAGTTCCTTGATTAATACCAGCATTAGCGTTGTTACGCCAACCGAAATCGAATTCAACTTCACCACCTACTCTAAAGAATGATGCTTCTGCTAAGTTTAAGTCAGACATTGAAAATAATTTAAATGAGAATTCAATTTCCCATAAATACGAATCTGTATAATCCTGCCCACCTTCATTTACCATTTTAACTGATGTGATGGTTGGTAGCATTTTTCTAATTCCACTTTCAGTACCATACATACTTAAATGACCACCATCGGGGGCGCTACTATCCCCAATTGACCACTTGTCTGGACATATCGCAGTTTGCGTTTTACCTGTAGTTCGTATATTGATATATGCTGATTTCTTATACATCCAATCCAATGCTCGGTTTGATGTATCGGTTGCCCTAGTAGTTAGTTCCGTAGCCACACCACCGGGCATTTCTGGTTGTAAATCTAATGCCATAACTTATTTATTTAATGTTTGAAATTCAAATAGTATTGCTTCGTGGTCTGTTGGTATTCGTAACTGCATCCCAACTGGTACATTTAAATGACCATTACCGATATTATTAGTTCGTGCTATAATCCACCATAATCGTGCATCTTTATAATATTTATGCGCAAGATTATCTAATCGGTCATCTTGTGTGCCTATTATATAGATATCATTAATATGTCTATCTATTTTAGGATATTTAGTAGTTTTTTTAAAACGTCTACCCGATTCAGTCTTTAATATTTCTATGTGTTCGTATCTATTCATATTATGTATATATTATACGTTAGAGTAAATTTCAGTTCCACCATATGCCGGCTTACTTTTACCTAACACCTTTAATCCAACTGAAACCTCAATACCCATTGGTAATTCACCGATATATTCAGCATCACCTTGTTTGGATATATCCCAAGGAGTTTCATCTGACATTGAGTATGATAGCGATTCTATGAATACTAGCTCATCTTTGAATAAAGTACCCAATGTGAATTTTGTTATCATACCATTATACCCAGCACTTCCACCATAAACTGGCATCGTTAATGATGCTAACTTACTTAATTTCGTATATATAGGTTTCATCTCAATTCGGGAAGTAGCATATACTTGTATATTGAACGATACACTACGTTCGAATGATTTATATGCGTATGCATTATCAGCTCTACCATTATATTTATACGAATCCCAAGAAGGTGAGAATGTATCAGTAATACCATTAACAGCTCCTCTAAATTGTAATATCTCTTCACCGGTTTTGAAATAACAATGAACTAAATCATTTTCTATTTGTGAGTTGGGCGTTTTTGCTTGTATTAAATCAAACCTACCATAGTTACCGGAATGTGCCTGCGTTTTCCAATGCTCAGTTCGGTTTTCCAATGGACCTAAAAGACCCGGAGTTCCGAAATTAACACGGTCCCTTAGATTTTTATCAGTATAATTCTCAGAATTGAAGAGTGCTTGTGAATTATCATTGGTAAGATTACCTCTGAAATCGTTAATTGTAGCATCACCAGCTATTCGAGTTGGAATATCACCATATGAAATTGTTTCATAATCTTTAATTACTTCAGCAGCTGGAATCGTACCATCACCTATAACATCTTGCTTATGTCTACCACGAACATCAGTATAATCGGATGCACCACCTACTGGCGATGAAACTAATCGCTGTGGTTCGGCTACCCCAAACTCCTTTTTATCATCATCGGTTAAATCAAGCCAAGCATCACCATATGTATTTTTAGAATCAGTTCCAATTTTTGGTGTTGCTACACCCATCCCATTGGTCATATCAGGTGATGTTGTTACCACTCGCGTCGGCACCATACCATTTGGTATTAGTCCATATAATGAATTTGGTCCACCTTTACCCAATAAGGTTGTGAACGGCATTCCTTTTTTTGTAGGATTATCACCAAATGATTCATTGTGTAACTGAACTAATCGGTTACCAGTCCCCGGACTTATTAATGCCGTATCCGATAAAGAACCTTTATGGAATATAGCCTTCGCCTTTTGTACTGATTCATATGAACCATCGTTTAAATCAAACGGGGTTATACCATGTCGATTTGGGTGAAACCCTATGTGTTGACCTAATACAGATGCTAATGTATTTATAGGAGTCCATATCTTTGTTTTTCTAATAGGACCTAATGATTCTACATTTGGATTGGATTGCTGTAATCCGAATTGTTTAATTCCGAATAATACACCATTAATAGATGCCATCCATTTACCAATTCTCACAGCATCAATTGCTGCTCTTACAGTTGAGGTTATTACACCACCTCTTATAAGACCATCATCAAAATTAATACCAGCGATTCCCCAATTCTGAGGTTCGTTACCCTTCGTACCCTTTCTCTGAATACCTCTAAGGATTAATGGGTGTTTAAATAATGTTAACCCTGTGTTATGTGCATCTTCTCTTAAATTATACTTATCGTACATTTCATCTAAGAAAGATGGTGAATGTCGTTGTTGCATCGTATTACCGATACTATTGTATGATGATTCATAATTTACACTATCAGGTGTATATGTCTGAACTGCTCCACTTTTTGTTTTGGATTTGAACTGTTTATACCCAGTACTGAATGATAGTGAATTGTTTGGTAATGTATGATTACTTAATGTAGATGATGTACTATCCCAATTTTCTCCTGCAGAATCCACTCCTAAGAATTTAGATGGTGCTCTATGAAATAAATTAGTTACCTTACTATTCTGCTCATATGTAAATCCAACAGCGTTCGTATCGGGAAAGAAGTTAGTACTACCCAATTCACCATATAGTGATGATGTACCATCAAATTTAGTACCAGCTACACCCTTAAAGCGAGTTGGTGATTTATGTATTTGATTTAGAGTGAACCCAGACGCATGTTTATCTACAATGAAGTTAACAGCCGATGGTGTTCTAGCATTATCGGTATGACGGGGATTGAATGTAAATGATGGTGTGTTTGTTTCACCTAAGAATTTAGATGTAATTGCAGCAACCGTTGGTGTCGTTTCACCTAAGAACTTTGAGCTTCTATTAGATTCAATTGGATTAGTTTCACCTAAGAACTTTGAGCTTCTATTAGATTCAATTGGATTAGTTTCACCTAAGAATTTAGATTCTCTGTTAGATTCAATCGGAGTTGTTTCTCCTAAAAACTTAGATTCTTTATTAGATTCAATTGGAGTTGTTTCTCCTAAAAACGTTTCTTTTAAGATTCCGTTAGATTTATTGTTTTTGGAATTGGGAGTCGTTTCACCTAAGTAACGACCATCTAAGTTCATTGGCTTAGTATTAGTTTCACCTAAGAACTTTGAATCTCGGTTAGATTCAATTGGAGTTGTTTCCCCTAAGTAACGTTCCTCTAACCCCATTGGTTTAGTGGATGTTTCTCCTAAAAACTTAGATTCTTTATTAGATTCAATTGGAGTTGTTTCTCCTAAAAACTTTGAACTAATATCGGATTTAGTAGGATTAGTTTCACCTAAGTAACGCTCTTCTAAACTCATTGGCTTAGTAGATGTTTCTCCTAAAAACTTAGATTCTTTATTAGATTCAGTTGGAGTCGTTTCACCTAAGAACTTCTCAGAGGTATCCATTTTAGTAGGATTAGTTTCACCTAAGAACTTCTCTAAATTAGTCATAGGAGTTGGTGTTGTTTCACCTAAGAATTGTGATTTGCTATCTGATTTAGTTGGTGTTGTTTCACCTTTAAATTTATCAGTTGTAACGAATGGTATAACTGTAGTTTCACCTTTGAATTTATCACCTTGTTTAATTGGAGTAGTATCTACACCCGATTTATTCGGTGTGTTTTTTGCAATAGCAACTTTAGGAGTAGATTCTAACATCCCACCAAGCGGTCGTTGATTACCACCTTTATTAACCTCAACGTTAGGTTTATCAACCAAAGGTGTTTTCTTCGGTATCCTAAAGTCGGATAATATCGATTTTAAGTCTTTTAATGCCATCTCTATATTAACCCAATTTAATTATTTTACTATTATTATTTACTACTCGCCTGCTGACGTTGTACTCTCGTTATACGAGATACCACTTTCCCATCTACATTAATAAGTATCGGTTGGGATTGAATATCTGAACGTAATCCTTTTAATTCTTCTAATAATGCTGATGATGAACTCCCACCAGCTGATTTATCTGTGGATGTCGATTCATCTGAGTTACCACCCATTCCAAAGAATTCACCTAAACTCTCTAATGCCGGAGCAACTGCCCCTAACATACTTAATCCTGCAATAACAGGTGATGCTAATAGACCTGCGAATGAGAACGCTGCTAATCCACCGGCTACTGCGTATAACCCACTTGCCAAATCACCAGTTACGGATGATAATCGTAGTAATGGGTCTATCATACTATCTATATTTTGTAGAGCTGAACCTAATCCACCCATATTCGTTGTTATATCACCTAACGCCTGTGCAGTTATAGATAATCCCGGAGCCATTAATGATAATGCTCCAATATCATCCATAATACCACCACCGAAGAACCCTATTGCCGATGCAGCTGCCATTCCAACTGCGAATGCCACCATACCAACTCCAGCTAACATTAATGCCGGTCCTAATGCCAACATACCTAATATTGCCTCAGGTGTAAGTGCTGAAAACATTGTAACAAACCCATCAGCTACTGCTGCGATGATTGGTGGAATTGCCCCCAATACACCGATGATTATATTTCCAAATGCCTCAATTGCGGGTGTTACAATCAATAATGCAACTGCGAACGGAATCATTGCTAACCCCAATGCTGCGATTAATCCGATTCCGATTATCGCAAGTGGTGCTGTTGCTCCAAATGCGGCTAATCCAACTCCTAACGCAGAAAGACCAGCTCCTCCAGCTGCTCCTAATAAAGCAACCCCAGCTAAGAATATTAACGATGGTATTGCTATTAGTGCTGCTACTCCAAATGCAGCAAGTGCAAGAGAACCCACAAAGGTTGAACTCATCATTTGAAGTCCGATACCTAACTCTAAAAAGTTAGACCCTAATGTTTTTAATTTTACCTTACCCATAAACAGTAAGAATGGAATTGCCAACGTAGCAACTGCGAGTGCTGGTCCAGCAACTGCCATTGCGAGTGACCCCATAAATGTTGAACTCATTGAGTTTAATCCCGCTGCTAATCCTTCAAAGTTGGATTGAATTTCTTTTAGTTTTACCTTACCCATAAATAATAGAAATGGTATTGAAGGTAATGCTATTATGAATGCAGGTCCTGCTAATGCAACTGCCCCAATTCCAGCAAATACCTTACCATCACCCATTGCCTTTAATCCTTCTGCTAAAGACTTTAATCCGCCTCCACTTTCGGTACTACCTACCTCATCTGCTCCTGGCACTTCAGTTTCAATTGAACCACCATCACCAGATTTCTTCTTAAATGGATTTAAATTACCGATTCCAGTACCTTTACCTTGCATCAGATTCATTACTACCATTTTAGCGGCCATTTTAGCCATCTCAATTGCGGTATCGGCTGCTAATGATAACCCCTGCTTACCTATCCCAATCATAGCTGTCATAAATCCAGCTTGCTCTCCGTATGATGCGGTCATTTCATCAGCAATCTTCTTCTTCTCCATCATAGTAGTTAACTCATCAGTACTCATACCATATGCAGCTGCGGATGCATCCTTTTCCTTCATAGTCATTTGAGCGTATTCAGCCATACCACCAACACCCTTGAGGATTTCAGCACTTATCCTTTTACGAGCATCTGCTCTATCTTCATCAGTTCGTGCACTCTGTAATGCAAGTGATGCACTTCTAACTGCGTTTACATTCATATCCCTACCCAGCATCACTCTGGCTTTAGCTTGAGCCTTCATACTACCTTCGATATCTAACATATTATTAGATATAGATTCAATCTGCTTTAGATTTGTACCTTGTTTAATTAATTGTGCATTGGATTTGATGATGGTTTCTAATTGTTGCTTCGATTTACCAACTAATTGGCTCATCTGGCCATCCATACCCTCCATAGCCTTTTTGGCTGATATCCCCTCTTTGGATGCTATATCTGAAATTATACCTTTGACTTCAGTAGCCTCAACTCCAGCTGATTTAAATACCGATGCTAAATCGGTTGCTTCCGCTGCATCTAAGCCTAATGATGAAAGTTGAGTTACACCTTCAATTAAATCAGAAGTTGCCATTGAAGCACTTCCGTACTTCTCAGCGATTGCTTTACCTGATGCTTCTACTGCTTCTGAGCCATAAAGTAACCCAGTCATACTAAATCGAGCGGATTCTATATTACCTTGAAGTTGCATTGCTGCGAACCCTGATAATCCTAAATCTTTTACGCTACTCTGAATACTATCTCCCATACGGGATGCGTTTTCACCGATATTTTCAAATGCCTTATTCATAGCTAATGCTTTGAATGTACCATTTAATACAGCATCTTCAATATCACTGGTAATTCCGAGTATATTCTTCAATCCCGCATTACGCTCATCTAAATATGATTGTTGAATATCTTCAGCTTTTGCTAACTCAACCGATTGTTCGAGATACCCTTTAGTTAGGTTTAATTTAAGAAGTAATTCCTTATTTACCTCTTTACCTGAAACAACTTGCTCCATTAGTAATGTACCAATAGCAGTATCAACATCTTCTAATTTTTCAGATACAGATTTCTGCTCCATCAGAGATGTAGTTAGACTGTTTCTTAAAGTTAACGCATCTTTAGTTAGTATTTTATAAGTTTTTAACCCCTTTAGGAGTTCTTGGCTTATATCATACTCAGATTGGAGTGCCTCTTTTCGGTTTTTTAAATCATCAGCCATAAATTAACCTTTAGTAAATTTTAACACCAAGCTTTCTAGCTCTTTGAATAGCATTATGTAAATCTCTTAATCGTTGTTTCTCTTTATCATTCGGGGCTGATTTTATTGTATCTTCAATATCTTGTTTGATATCAGTTACCTTTTTATCCAAAGCCTTACGCTTTTTATTGAATAAATCAAAAATACCCTCACTAAGGCCTACTTTTGTAAATAATTCTTTAAGTTGTGATTGTTTAATTTTTGCCATAATATTCCATTTAGTGATAGCGTTACTAATAATAACACTATTAGTAAGTTACATATGTATAAATATGGAAATACCCAACATTTCGTTGGGTATCTCGCTATCTTTTTGAATTAGCCTTTTTATTAGCCTTATCATGTTGCTTCTGCTCTTCGTTTTTGAACTCTATAATTTTACTAATGTAGAATTTTCTAGACCAAATTGGAAGGTTATATACATCTGTAAATGTAAATCCACCATTCCCATGATAGATTAAATCAAATATCTGGGAATGTAATATTTTTCGGTAGTTAGGACTTAGGCCAAAAAAACCCCACGTCCATGGGCAGTAGCATATCTCTCCTTTCCCCGGTTTCTTCAGATGTAAATTCATAATTTAAGTCGATGTCTGGAACAACTGAATTCATTTGCCCTCTGAGAGCCTTTGAATCTACAGCAAATAATTCGTTGTCTACAAAATGAGTAATAGCTTCTTGCTCATACTCACCATCTATTGATAATATCATATTCTTAAGTCTGATAGTTAAATCTTTAGAGGTTAAATCTCTATTCTTTCTACCTTTCTTATTAGCAGCCTCAATTTGGTGCTTAACTTTACGTTCTTTTGATTCAGTCATCGCCTGATAAGTAACGGTTCTCTTTGAAGTTGGTAGAGTGAATGTGTATTCATTCTTATGTAGTTCTACTTGAGCTGAACCATCATACTCTTTGTTTTCAAATTGAGTTAAGTCAATTGTTTCACTCTGCTTAATACCCGGTGATGATGGGTCATCAATCTCCACTGCGTAATCCTTTCCATACCCTAAAACACGTGCAGCAATCATAATTGCGTTCTTATCACCTGTTACTAAATCAGTATATTTAACTGCAACACCCTCACCATTACTAATGATTAGTGCTTGAAACAATCTATCCAATACACTACCATCTTTTAAGAATGATTGGGTGGTAAGAATGTCCTCCTCCTTAGCTGTCATATACTTCATCTCAATTTTACCAGTAGAAAGTGAATTATCTTTTGGATAAATCAAACCTTTTGATGGTAAATCAATTACTTCCGTTGGGAATTTGTAATCGGAGACCTGTTTCTGCTCATATTGCTGTTTAGCGAGCTCAACCATATCCGCATTGGATACGTTTGGAGTGTAGTCGTCTTGTAATTTCTCTTTACTCATAACTTCTCATTTTTGTTTTAATTAAAACTCTTATTAGGTTTACCTATATATAAATATGAAAATAATATTATTAAAAACAAAAAACCCCAACATTTCTGTTGAGGTTTATGAATTCAATTTAAAAATTCAATATTTTGAATTAGTATTGTAATATTGCGTAATCGTAAGATAATGTTAAATCAACTGTTGCGATTTCTTCGCCAGTATAATCCATATCTGAGAATTTAGCTGAAACGATAAATGCACCTTTAAGTGTCCATTCTTCTACTTTATCACCAACAGGACCCAAACTATTGAATGTGATATCTTTTTTATAGAAATCCGAATATCCATCTCTTCCAGTTACAGATTCATGGTGTAGTCTTACCCACTCCATTGCTGCTTGTGCTGCCGAAGGAACTACCGGGTCGTATAATGAAATTGTTAATTCACTCCACTCACTTCTACCTTTAACGTATCTTTTTACGTTAATATGGTCGATAGTTACTTTACCGTTTGTTATCTCAGGTCTACCTGATGCTTTTACTAAGTATGAAGGAATCCCCTCAATATACATAATAAACCTGTTCGACATCTTCGGCTCGAATGATGTGAACATTACTTCTGTTGGGTCTAATAATTGTGCCATTTAATTTTCTCCGTTGGTTTTCAACTTATTTCTTTATTATAAATATGTTCTTTCTGAAAAAGAAGTTGCTCCCCACCGAAATGGGGAACATTTTCTTAATTTATTTATTCTGGGAATGCTGCCCCAGTAGGTAATACATTAAAGTCAAGAACTATAAACTCTGCTGTTTTTGCAGGTTGTAAGAATATCTCACCTACCATAATGTTTCTATCGATTACATCAGGAGTGTTGTTGGTTTCATCCATTACAACTCTAAATGCGTATAACCCTTGTCTTTGTTGGATTGATTCCAAATAAGGATTTACGATTGATAAGAAACGGTTTCTAGTCGCTGCTGTGTTATTTTCAAACACTAAGTAACGAGTCGAAGATGCGATAAACTTCTTAACTGCGATTAATAATCTTCTTACATTAATTCTATCTAATGCTGATGGTTTAGCCTGTAATGTTTTTTGTCCGAAAACTGTAACACCTTGTCCAGGGAATGTAGCGATTGGATTTACTCTACCTTCGTAAAGTGCATCTCTCTCTAATCTAGTCAATCTAGTCTTAGCTTCGATAACATTTGTTAACCCACCACGATTTAAACCGGCTGGTGCGAACCATTCTGCTGCTACTGAATCATTGAATGCGATAACACCCGGCAGTACTACAGATGGCGGAACCCATACTGGTTTGTTTTTATCTGAATTTAATATCTTAACCCAAGGGTGATAAGATGCTACATAGTTTGAATCAAATGGTTGAATAGCGTTTACTACTGTAGATATTGAATCTCCAAAAGCACCTGCATCCATTATAAAGAAACAATCTTGTCTATCTTCACACATATCTTTAGCGAATGTAGTAACAGATGAATGTAATCTATGAATTAAACCTGGAACTACTACCATATTGATATCAAATTCATCAGGATTAGATACTGCTTTAATAGCTTTTCTAAATGCTACCGTACCAGTTGCTGTATTTGATGAACAATCATACCCTTGTGTGTTTCCACTAACGATATCTTTTCCTAAAGAAACGATTCTGTTTGGTTTATACCCATCAAAACCACCCTGAAATGGTACAATGAACTTACGAGAATTAATCGAAGTCTTTGAACTATCTAAAGATATTGCTGATGTGTTTGCTGCTGTTGATGTTGGGTAATTTGCCCCAGCGTCCTGATTGTAATCACCTAAGTAAAATGCCGTACCAACAACAGATGTTGCTGTTTTTGGAAATGGTGATAAGAATGATTTATTATCAGTAGTTGTCATATCGTAGTTAAATCCGTAGAATTTTCTAGCGTTATATGAACTATTAATTTGTTGGTTTGCTACATAAGTAGGTGCTGGTATTGAACTCAATGCACTTCCATAAGGATTCTGTAATGCTGCGAATCCGAAAGGTACGATAGATGGGTCAATTGCTCCGTTGTTAACAGCGTTTGATACTGTAACTCTAATGTTTGCTGATGCGTTGTTATAATCACCGTTTGTTGATAACTTTCCGTTAGCATCTACAGTAATATATTTATCACCAATTACTCTAACTATATAGTTTGGAGAATTTGGGTCTAAATTAACACCCTGAAATTGTTCAACTAAGTTTGGTCTGATATCAGAATCAACTATACCTACGAATGGTGAACCATTTATTTTATCCTGGTCAACTCTTCTTAAAAGTAATGTAAATGAACCGTATTCAGAACCTGGAACCGTTCCAGCTGCTTTAATATCTTGTACACCCACTTTGAACTCATAGTTCGTAGCGTTACCATGTGATAATGTATGTATCTTAAATAAGTTAGTAGTTTTACCACCAACTTTTTGAGATGTAATCCACGGTGTAGATGCTTCTGTATAAGCTTTTCCATAATCAATTACTGCTGCTGTTACGGCAGTTACAACTGGTACTTCACCGGTTGCGAATGATGCTGATTGGAATGTTTTGAAATTTGTTTGAACAAATGCATCTTCTGACCCTTTAGGTGAGAATCCAAATGTTCTAGTAAAGTAATTTAAATCTGTTGGATTAAGAGATGCAGTAAATACTGCTTCTGTTGCCTCTGAACCTACAGTTGTTAACTTAAATGATTCAGCGGGAACATCAGATGCTCCATCAAAATCAATTACAGTTGAACCATTAAATACATCTACGTCTGATAAGATGTTTGTAGTTGGGTGTAATACCGCTGCTACATACTCACCTAATGATGATGATATTTTTAATGCGATTGGGTTGTCAAGTGTGTACCCATCTTGTCCTAACACTCTAACGATTGTTGCCGTACCTGCATCTTCCAAATAAGCTTGTGCAGTATAAGGTAGGTATGAATCTTCTGTCAAACCTCCGAACACTTGCTGAAACTCTTGGTATGATTGTACTGTTGTTGGTACAAAGGCTGGGCCTTTAACTGTTGCTCCTATTAGAGCTGCACCAATTTCACCAATCCCTTGAGGTAGAAACGACAAGTCCTTTTCTCTCGTAAAAACACCGGGACTTACTATTCTTTCTGCCATTTTATTCTCCTATTAATTTTCTTGATTGTGTATATCTATAAATACATTAAAAAATACAAAACGATTGTATTTATTGTTTGGGAGTAAAAATTCCACTTTGGGTATCAAATTCACCCTCACCGTACTTCAATTTTAACTCGTTAGCCAACGTTACTTCGCTTTCTCTTAATTCTATGTATTTTGCTTTTAATGTGTCTTTATATTCTTGCAGCTGAGTACTCTGATTTTCTAAGATGATTACTTCGATTTCGATTTCTCCCAATCTAGCAGTTAAATCTCCAAATTCAGATTTAAACTCTTCAACTTTTTTGATTTCATCATCGGTAAATTTAATACCACTTGATTCTTTTGTTACATTTGCATTTGCCATAACTTAATTTGTTTTATTTTGTTGTTATATTCTTATATATAAATATAGAAAATATTTCGAAAAAGTTAGTTTTACAATGAATCATTTATATTCCATACAACTTTAGATGTACCAAATGCCTTTTGTGCATTTACTACATGCCCTTTATGTTCAGGAACTAAGTATGCTTTAGTAGTAAGAGTCATATTACTTCTTACAATTCTCTCTTCACCAATACCATTGGTTGTTTCGAATGAGTAAGATTCACCTTTGATTTGGAATTTGTAGCGTTCTCCAAAAGAACCACCATTGAAATAGATTATTTGCTCAACTACTTTGTTCAAATCTTCCATATAATCACACCATACAATAACATCGTATGATATGTTAACATAATCAGGTGTATCTACTATATGATATTCATTAAAGTCACGTTCTCCTACTAACTGAGAGAATGCATCGTATCTATTACCTTTAGTATAAGTCTTAGTAAACGTTCTTGATGTAGATTCATCAGTTAGTACTTTTAATTTAGAGTATTCTGTGTTAATATCCACCGAATTTCGTTTGAATGTAATTAATGGAGCAAGTATCTTACCATTACCATCTCTCATATAACCATCACGTTGTGCTGATGACCAATTTTCGGGTGTTGAGTACATTACTGGTACAATAAGGAACTTCCCATTCTCTGTAATGGTTGGTTTTACATCATTTTCTAAGAATGATTTAAATGCTAAGTCGATATCATAGATACCAACCATTGGAGCATTAACATCATCACCTTTACGGGATATTTGTTTCGCTTTGTTTAGCATAATGTCATCTGAAAATGAACTTTCCGTTCGTTTCAAATCCACCTTATCATCTCTATTGATTCTATACTTATGTGCCATATTATATCCCTATAGGTAAATCATTATTACTATTATCATTACCCACTCTATAATCATCTCTTAGATTTAGTTGTGATTTTTTAACAACATGAGCTTCTAACTTAATTGATAGGTTATACCCTTGCGTATCACCACCATCCCAATTATCAGGATTCTTTCCTGCTATAAATTGATTTGAAAGGACGATATCCACCATATGCTGCTCATCATTCCACTCAATTACATCACCTACTTGTGGGAATAGGTTTTTATCTACCAATGTGTCTCTTAAAAAGTAGAATTTCACCTGTCTGTTGTAATCAGAACCGAAATCATCAAATACTTGCGATGCATCATCACGTTCTATGATTCCAGACACTTTTACAGGGTTAAAATATGATTTATTCTTACCTTCACCATATAGGTTGTTCTTAGTATCATCTAAGATGACCTTATAGTAATATACTTCTGTATCGATGATATCATTTATTAGTTCCTTATTAACAGTTCTAAATAAACTAGCATCTCTATTTCCACCAAATAATGCCATATTGTTAACCTATATATATTGCCCTAGGAATTCTACTAAGAGTTGATTCCATAAATTCCGATTCGTCCTTCTGTGCTTCTAATAACGATTTACGAGAAGTTGCTTCTAAGTTTTCTCTTAATTCCGATATTAGTATTTCTTTCTCAGTCGATGCTTCATTTCTTAAATCAGCTCCATCTAAAGTAATCTCTGAATTTGGAATTGGTACTGATGAGAATTTAGCTCTAACCGCCCCTAACATCTCTTTTGATAATGCTAATGCGTATTTCTGAATCCACCTCTTCCCAACATGGTTTACTAATCTGTATGTGATTCTATCATATGGTACATTTGAATAATCAGAAACGGATGATGTTGATATTACAGCGTTACTTCTATCAGAATCCAATATATAATGAAAATGTACTGTATATGCTGATGTTGGTCTTGGAAATATTCTAATTCTATTATTTTGTATATCAAATCCATATTGTGATTTACGCATCATTGCGTTGAATTCAATTGCCTGTGTTCTAAGTAAATCCTCAAATACAGGCTGCATCATAAATTCCATACCAGCAGCACTACTCCCCCAACCAAACGAATCTAATGTATTTCCAACATTACCGGCTTGCGATGGGTTAAATGAATTTACCATTGATGGTGGTGAATTGTGCAACATCTTCTTAATTTCAAACGAATCTTTTCCAGCGTTTCCACTTTCTAATGAAGTTACATTTGAATCGGTTAAATCATATACTTGTTGATTGGCTACTAATTCAAATGAGCCGGTATAGTATGTTAACCTACCACCACTACCTACTTCAGAGCCATAATCCTTTGCAAGGGAAACCAACCCACCCATATTTCCATCAAGTTGTGTTTGTGATAGATTTGAGCTAGTCGAAGCACCCTTTAAGTTTAAAAGATTCTCTCTGATGTTAAATTGATTTACTTGTGTTGAATATTCAGTAACTGCTTCCTCAAAACATGCATAGAAATTAATATCTTGTAATTCGATATCAACTATTGGATACCCTACCCTCTTGGCACACCAAGATGCCACCTTATCTACATCGTTTATAAAATCAACATCGGTATCATAATGTCCAAATGGTGTTTCTCCAGCTGTAAATGATGATGACCCGGGCCATATCGGTATTTGTACTGCCATTTCTTTCTCCTTATCGTTATCTATAAATATAGAGTTTATATATTATCGGTTTTTATTCTTTTAAATTGATAGTGTAGTTACAACTTTAACGGCATTACTGTCATTAATATACCTTTTTCAAATGAGAGTACGAGCATATTTCGACCGGAAGTGACCGTAACATCTCCATCGTAACCTTTAGGACCACTTCCAGCAGGACCCGTTGCTCCCCTAGGACCAGTTGCACCGGTTGAACCCGTTGCTCCCCTTGCACCGGCTGACCCATTTGAACCAGCATTTCCTTTTGCTCCAACAGAACCAGTCGAACCTTTTGGTCCGGCTACTGTACTTGCATTACCCTGTGCTCCTCTAGGGCCCGTTCCTCCTCTAGGACCAGTTGCACCGGCTGACCCAGTCGAACCTTTTGGTCCGGCTACTGTACTTGCAGAGCCGGTTGCTCCCCTTGCTCCAGTCGAACCTGTATCTCCAGTCGAACCCTTTGGACCAACCCCACCAACAGACCCAGTCGAACCTTTTGGTCCGGCTACTGAACTTGCTAATCCTGTCAATCCCCTTGCTCCAGTCGAACCGGTTGACCCGGTTGAACCTTTTGGACCAACTCCACCAACAGACCCAGTCGAACCTTTTGGTCCGGCTACTGTACTTGCAGAGCCGGTTGCTCCTCTTGCTCCAGTCGAACCGGTTGACCCGGTTGAACCTTTTGGACCAACTCCACCAACAGACCCAGTCGAACCTTTTGGTCCGGCTACTGTACTTGCAGAGCCGGTTGCTCCTCTTGCTCCAGTCGAACCATTTGTTCCGGCGTTTCCCTTTGCCCCAACAGAACCAGTCGAACCTTTTGGGCCAACTCCACCAACAGACCCAGTCGAACCGGTTGAACCTTTAGGTCCAATTAATTGATTCTTAACTGCGGTTGGCAATGTACCTACATTAGATAAAGTTGTTGTAGCAAAGTATGATGCATCTCGCCCATCTACCTTCGTTGCATTAACATTAGATATACCTGAACCGTTTCCTGTAATTACACCATTAGTCCATATACCAGTCCCAATTGCAGTTTGTGTCTTACCATTTTCCATAAATAAAGCCTGATGGCTTAATCCTGATTTAGATTCCCCACCTACATTTGTATGTGTCCATGCTATACCATATAAATTTGAAGGAGTTTGCCCATCCGCTGGTAATCTGTATGATGTACCCATTGAGAATACACCTTGATATCTAGACGCACTATACTTACCAACAATACCATGCCCATAGTTACTACCAAATATCATATCACCGTTTTTACTATCCTCAGTATCACTTCTTAAAAATTGACTACTATCAATACCATCTAATTTATTAGAATCAGATGCTTTACCTGTTAATGGTAAATATGAATGTGTATGTGCGTTCTTAGTTGAACCCTGATTTAAGATATATGGTGCTAAATTTGCTGGCGTATAATACCTAAGATATGTATCTTGTGAACAGTATATTCTCACCGGCGTTCCCGATGCTGTTCCTGATGTAGTATTAATCCAACCGAAATCAGCGTAACCACTACTATTTGTTCTTACTATTCTATTAGCAACATTATTTCTACCTGTATGTAAATCTAACCCATCAAGTGTTCCGGCATTGTATGAAGTTGAACCAGTCGAACCTTTTGGTCCGGCTACTGTACTTGCAGAGCCGGTTGCCCCTCTTGCCCCAGTAGCACCAACAGACCCAGTCGAGCCTTTTGGCCCAGTAGCCCCAGTCGAACCTTTTGGCCCGGCTACTGTACTTGCAGAACCCGAAACTCCCCTTGCACCTGCAACTGTACTTGCGGCTCCAGTAGCACCTCTTCCACCAGCAGGTCCAGTATCTCCTTTATCACCTTTATCACCTTTAGGTCCTTGAGGACCAGTCGAACCCGAAGACCCAGTCGAACCCTTTGGTCCGGCTACTGTACTTGCTAATCCTGTCAATCCCCTTGCTCCAGTCGAACCTTTATCTCCAGTCGAACCCTTTGGACCAACTCCACCAACAGACCCAGTCGAACC